CATCCTATTATAAGTGTTTATTCGGTCATTATAAAGAATAGTGGCCATCTGAACACTTTTGTTAGATAGATTATCCCACTTGATATTCGGGTATTCCTGTTCTTTTAATAGTGGTTTTAACTCCTTTTTTTTTGTTCTTCGTCGCTCTCGGATGAAGCATCTGCATCTTCATCTTTCTCTGTGCTGTCATCAGCCGGATCTTCAGGAACTCCGGAACCGTTATCTGCGGGATCCTGTTTTTGTTTTTCCATTGTACTGTCTTCAGTTGTATTTGGAGGAACTTCGGAGTTATTGTTCGCTGGATTCTGTTCTTGTTTTTCTTCTGTGTTGCCATCAGTCTTATCGGCAGGGACTTCAGAATTATTGTCTGCATGAGTCTGTGTCTCTATAAGCCATTCACGTCTATGGGCGATGATGGTATCTCTATCTGTTAGCTCAAGTAAAGAGTATAGAATGTCTCCTGAATAGAATTTTGGATTACGAGAGAATTTGTTCAGGTTTGACGTATTGTTAGGGTCTAATTGAGATAACAAATGAAGATCTGCTTCAGCGTGTTGTTCAGTTTTCAGGTCTCTATATGCTTTGTTTTTTTCTTTAAAATTCATCTTAGTTGATAATTAAACCCCGGCAACCTTGTGATTGCTGGAGTAGTTAGACAATAGACTAAGCTGTCTGTACACGACTACCATCAACTTCTACGAGAGTGTTAGTGTCTAGTATTCGTAATGATATTCTGCTACCAGCTTTAGCGGTCCAAGTAGTGCCATCAACGAGAGTAAAAAGAGAACCGTCTGCAATCGTTGCAGCGTTACTTCCGGCTGTACCTATAAGAGTGATTACGCGTCCTTTATCACTTTCCGTTATTCCGGATATTTTCGAAATTGCATAAGTTGCTGCTGCTCCTGCTGGTATCTGATATTGGTCAACACCTGGTTTAATAGCGAGGGTATCACTGTCAGCTGCATTAACGACATCTGGAACCGTGATAAATGCACCGACATAATGGTGATATTGAATCACAGAAGAGCGTTCAAAAGTAAATGTTATATATCTACCATCTTTGTTATGTTTTCCCTCAGATTTTTTCAAAACGACAGGAGAGTCCAATGATCCGAGGATCATCCATCCTTGTGTTTGGATCGACTTAAAGAATACGATGAATTTACCTCCGGTGTGCTCCTCTTGGAAATCGAGTAATTTATCACGCATTCCACCCATCACGATAGTCAACGTATTAGTTCCAGTCGTTGTGATGTCTCCCTTTTCGGAAGAACTTTCATATTCTGGGATCGTATGTGCTTCAAAATAATGCATATATTCTCCAGGCAACATCGGTATTGATGCGACTTCTCTATTAATATTTGGAGAGGGAAATACCTTTGTACGATCTATCTGGCTGACATCTACAACATATACCTGGTAAGAGAGATCATTGCCTGAAGTATATTTATCGGCAGTATCGTCAATACTACCAATCACTGCCATAACTGCGAGAGAAGTACCTCCGGCAATGTTGCATCCCAGTAAAGAATCAGGGCAGGCAAACAGTCCTATAATTGCGATAATGAAAACTACAGCAGAGAGCAAAAAATACATTGATCTCATGTGCTCAATTGCTCTTCTTTGGTCAGTGCGATATGCACGAATCGCTCTGTTGATAATGGATTTTTTTGATTTCATAATTACTTATTATTAAAGAAGATAAACGATAAGAGATAAACTTACCGTTTATCTTGAATGAATATTATTGAACACCAGGGATGTTAGGCTGAACCAACTTGTTGACTGCACGAACGCCGTTCACTTGACGCTCGAACTCGAAAAACTTATTTGAAGAGTTCAAACCAACCATTATATAATCACCGACTTTAGTAGGGATGAAATCTGCGGTAATCTCAGAAAAACTTTCTAATTTTGCTATTTTGGTAGGGAAAGCTGCATCGCCTATCTGGATTATATACGCAGCTCCTTGTTTGGCACTGGTAATAGCAGTAAGGAATGTATCCTTTGTGTTTTTTCCTGTTATATACCAGCGATGATTTTTGTCTGCGGTAATCGCAGTAGAATCAGCAGCGACTTTAACGGCAGGAAGATTCATAAAGATTCTCTGGAGTTGAAAGTTGTTTTTATCAAGATCGTCTTTGCTAGTGAACTTGGGACCAACATAGGAAGCGCCACAGCCTTCTTTCCAAGTCGACCATGAATGCATTTCTTCCATATCGTCTTTCATTTTCGCATTCAACATTTCACCTGCTACGTTTTCAAGGAATTCGATATTACCAGGCTCTTGAATGAACATTAGATTTTCCTGACCAAGATTAGGCACCCATTTAATGTGTAGGTTTGTGTCTGGAACTGTCACAGAGTAAGCACTCGGTCCATTAGTGAAATCTGTATCCTTCCCATATTCTTTTCTCAGGCATTTCAACCACCATGTATAGTGATTAGCATTCAAGTATAAAAAGAATCCGTCTAGCGTTTGATTTTCGTCAAGCTGTGAAAGAACTTCGTCGACGAATTCTTTTACGACATCCAGCATAGTCGTGTTATCATACGAATATAGAGAGTCGTCATCATTAGGTTTGAGTGAAAGTTCATGTACCAGACGAGCAAGTGTATAATATACGCCTGTTGCTGCATTCAGATAATGTCCTGGGACGCCGATCTCAGGCTTTCTATAAATACCCATAATGTGGCGGTGATTTTGCTCCTGCTGCATTTGAGTATACATGTTTAGTAGGCAGAATTCGATAATAGACCATTTCATTGGATCCGAATTCTCTTTGTTCAGATAGCCGATATACATTCTTTCGATCTCTTTCATTGAACCGAAAGAAACTTTCATCATCGCATCGTCAACGTAACCGAATTGAGGTTCGATCTTCATGCCACCTTTGAAAACCTTACCTTTTTGGTATGCCTGGGAAACCGAATCAAAGAATGCATTCATTAATACAGCTCTGTCCTGAATTCCATACTGAGTCGGGAATAAATCATTCACAGTTCTCAGATTAATAATCCGAGCGATAAGAGCATCCTGGCGTCGAATGAGGTATTGATCTGCAAGATTTCCAAGGTTGTCTCCAGAAACTGCTGAAGTCCCTAGAGAGAAAGTCCCATCAGCCAATTTTTTAGGATCCAGTTGGTGAGCTTCCTGTAGATTCCTATAGCGACTACGAAGGGATTCACCGTATTTGTGATAATCAGATTTGAAAGAGGAAAAGTCTTCTTCTGTCGGATCATTCAAATCATTCAACAACTTTGGATTGGCAGATAGTCTATTATAACGCTTACTCATATCGAATATCGGATTATCGATACCAAAGAGCGATTTTTCTGTAGTCATGTTCGGCATATTTTCAATTGAAAAGTGAACAACTTCTTTGGGAGTTGGAGCAGTTGTTTGAGTAGCAATTGTATCAATCTGCTTTTTCAGTTTTTTGTTCTCATTGACGACATTTTGAACTTGAGCTGAAATTCTCTCAAGAGAATTAGAAGAATCTTCTTTATCCGGTTTTTTGTCAGGATCTTCTTCAGGATCCTCTTTTTTATCAGGATCTTCTTCTTTTTTCGAACCACCATTTTTCTTTTCTTCGACTTCGGCTTGGTTAAGAATACTTTGAATACCTGCAATCTGTTTGCTGGTGCGATTATTTTCTTCGTTAGCTATATCCGAAGAAAGTTCGGTTTTATACTCCTTTTTATAAACAGTTACGACCTGTTCCCACTCCTTGTTAGTTAGTGTTCCGGCTTTGGCTTTGTCAAAGAATCCAAGGGATGTAAGAATTGCTGAGATTTTTTCTTTTAATGTTTTCATTTTAAATTAATTATTGAAAAAGTTATAAATCTTTCCTTTACTATTGGAATTGAGGCCAATCTGGTAGGCATCATTAAGGGCGTCTCCCAGAGTGATAATACCATCTATAAGGCCATTTTCTTTTGCGATATTGGCCATATAGGTTTCACCTCTGAGTATTGGATCGTTATCTTTTAATTCCGAGAATGGAGATCGAGAGGACCGGACCTCATCAATAAATTGAATAGCCATAGGGTTAAGTTCTTCACTGATATACTGCTCTGGTTTCCCTTTTATTATGTCGTTATATTTTTTGTTTTTCAAGTCGGACTGATCCGCATATAAATCGAAGATTTTTATCCCCATATTTTCGAAGAATTTTGTCGGGTCCATTACTTGTGTCATAACACCAATGCAGCCTATAAGATCATTTTGTGTCATGGCCATTATCTTTGTTCCATGACAGCCGATATAGTATGCTGCTGATGCACATAACTTCTCGATAAGCACATAAATGGGTTTCGTTAGAGACTTAAGAGTCTCTGACAATCGATCCAGATACCAACCTTCTCCGCCACCAGAACTTATGTGAAGAAAATGTACGCTAATATTGGGGTTGGCATCTGCGGCTTTAATCTCGGATTCAAATTGTTTAGAAGAAAAACACCAACAACTGTCAGCCGTGATAAATCCTGAGATAAAGAAATAGGCGATCGTGTTTTGCTCGAGTTCAGTCGAAGAATAATCATCAATTGCTATGGGAATGTCTTTATTGGCTAATTCACAAGTCTGGTTAATACGACTTTTTATAGTGTCCTTATATGTTGGAAGTTTGCCTTCTAAACGCATAAAATTTATTAGTGACTCGATATATTGTTCTCGAGTCACTAATAAATTGTTAGCTCTTAAAAATTCTGAAGGTAAGTATAATGTCTTGGCCATCCTCGTTTATTTTTTATCAAAGATAGCCAGCTCTTTTTGTGGGATAAAGTACGCTATATTATTGGATAAGGCTGTTTGCTGGTTATTTTTATGGCATAATGGTTAAGATATGGACTTATTAAGCACTTAGTGGGGTAGTCTTCATCGCCGAATAATATCGCACCGTTATTAATATATATGCGAGCATTGAATTCTCGTCCAACCCATGCTGCAGGTATCTCGTCGGTTGAAGATAGATTTAGGTCAACGGAATAAGCTGTTCCTTGATTAGATGTCTCTGGAGTTGGTTCAAGAATAAAGGGATCGACAAGAACGTTGAGTTCTTTGGATGATGTCAATTCTGCTATTCTAATTATCTGGGAAAATTGTTTCATAATTAATTGGTAGTTAATATATTAGTCATACTGTGGATGCGAATAGGACTATTTTGCCACACATTTTGGACAAAAAGCAACATTTGGTAGGCTCTTTTTTTATGCTCATTTTTAATGTTTTTAAGTGTTCGAGTAATTCTTTTGATTCTTTTGGTACTTTCTCCGATGACTTTTCTTTCTACAGTTATCTCTCCACCTATAATAATTTTTAAGGAGCGCATCTTCTGATATAGACTCTATCGAATACATGGTCATAAACCCAAATGCTATTTCTATGTTGTCAAGGCGATGAGCATCTCTATAGTTTTCTTCAAAACGATCATGTAATTCATTGTCAAACATTAGCTTTATTTTTTTCTCGATCATACGTTGTGCTCGAGCAGATAGATAATTATAAACTTCGGGCTTTTTACCTATGCGTCTAGAGGGAAGATTTATAAGTAAATTGCCGGTATCTACTGGACTTTTGCCTTCAGGTCTTTTTTGAAGTAAGTCAAATATAATATGATATAAGTCGGATGAATCCGGAAATGCGATTGGATCTCCGCATAAATTGCCAAATTTACCTTTAATATACTCAGCCAAATAGGGCTTAATGTTAATGCAAGTGTTAATCATTTCTATTCTTGTTTTATCTGAAAAATAAAAGTTGCTTTTTTAGAACCCAACGGCCCAACGGCCCAACTGGGTAATAAAATTTTAGCTAAGTTACTAATATTTAAGTTGAAAGCAAAATGTTTTACTAAAAATTTAGTGCCGAACGTGCCCAACTTTTTATCATTTCGTTGGGTTCAGCATCTCAAGTAAGCTTGTACTATCGTTGGGCATAAAATTACTGAACCAAACGAAGCCCAACGTATAAAGAATGCGCCCAACTAAACCAAACGAATACATAATTAATTATAGAATACTATATATCAACTATTTACTATCATATTATATTTTGAAAAATAATTCCTTCGTTGGGCCGTTGGGCCGTTGGGCTCGTTTATCTGAAAAATATTTTTCATACTTGTATCTATTTCAATTGTTAAATTTGGGGGTATCGGGGAAATGAAAAGTCCCAGATGTCATCACGACGTCTGAGACTCAAAAAAACTAATACAAAAATCAAAATTCAAGAATACTTTTGCTGCGAAATCGAATAATACTTTTGTGGTTTTTCCCTCTAGTTATATTTCATCCTCTAGTACTTTTATGTTGTATACTTGGGCTGCTACACTTTCAACTTGGCACCCATTCGAAAAGCGCCATCCGGATGCCTTGTAAATAGCATCACATTTACGAAGAGCCGTTATACAACGTCCGAGTGCTTCTGCATCGTCGATATCTTCTTCGATAGGGACTATGTCAAATGGAGTAATGACAGAATGACCTTTGTTTTGAAGTATAGATTTAATACGATCAGATTGTTTTTTTGCCGCTATCTTCTTTTCTTCTAACGTGCCGATCTTTCGACCGTTGATAGGAACACATACGTAGACTATCATAACGTTTAATATTCGAAAAGTTTGAATTGACGGCGTTCGTAATCGAAATCATCCATGGTGAGCTTGCGTAACTTCTGCAACTTCTGATCGGCATCGTTCAACACGTTCTTCGCATTCTTAAAATTTCCTTTTGCTTCTTCGACGATCGTTAATTGATTGTCGATTTCCTTTTGTTTCTGTTCTACAAATATTGCTCTTGAAGTGAAGTGAGTATATAACGCATGATAGCATTCTAATCTAAATTTTCGCACGGCATCCCTTGCTTCTTCTTTCACATTCTTTGGGTTGATAGTAAAAAGCCAACCGAATATAAATTCCATAGGGAGGCAATACATTTCGTACTGTTTTCCGTCGGATCCAGTTGAGGTGCTCAGCACCCCAACTGGATTTAAGTCTTCATCATCCTGAATCTTCTGCCTTTGTACTTTTGCGTCAATTCCTAATGCTTCGCAAATCGGCTTGATCGCAACTAATTGTTCGTCACTTGTCGATACTATATCGACGTTATTTACTCTCGTAATAATTTTGGTATTCATATTTTATGTGTTTAATTAATAAAAGTCTTTTTGCTCATATCTATACTTTAAGTTTTTTCTTTATCTAGGAACAAATTATCTTTCACTTGTCGTATCAGAATGGTAATGGTGGTTCCTTCTCCATGTGTGTATTGTTTATTTCTTCATTTTCGCGATCGAGATTGATTCCTATGAGTCCTTTTAGAACGTCGTAGTTGAGTACCATCGCAGAATAAGACCGTTCAACGGGCACCATGATACGCGTGAGTGTCATGTTCGGCTTTGCTCCAGGTGTTGCGTTGTCGTTTTGATAGGCTTGGCTTGCTGGTACTTCTTTGGCTTCCATGTAATGGAACTTTGTGCTGTCAACCATTCCTATATAGGCGGGATTAGATCGTAGATTTTGTTGAATAGTGCCGAGGGTGAAAGCTTCTTTTGTACCGATCGCTGAAGAATAGATGCTATGCAGAGTAGAAAGTCGCATGTAAATAATGCTAGTGTCAGTGCTCGGTAACACGTATTCTTGACTGTCTTTAAGCTTGATATTTCGTCCAGGGTGGACAATCTTGTAATCGCGTCCATATTTAACGGTGCCTTTATCAAGCAGATAATCGATCGTATTAAAGAATGTGGCCAGTTTATCAGTCTTTATGATCATATCTACTTGTGAGCGGATCTTTTCGACAGCAATTGGTATAAATTCTTTAACGGTGAATGGCAATTTAATATGAGGTGCATAGTTCTCGACGATTTTTAAAGTTGTAACAAACATTGAAACCGTGTTGGTTATCCGTGCCTGATCTCCGCTCTTGCTGCCAGTAATGGACTCTAATCTCTGCTGTAACTCTCTTGAGGTGCGTTTCCATACTTCTGAAAAGTGTTCCCGGATAAGAGGACGAAGTTTAAGGATATCGACAAGCAGGTAAGATAGACCGGCGCGTTCATAATCTTTTAATTCTTGGAATATTTCCACTGCATGCTCTTCACGGAGTTTTGGTGACTTTGGCACTTCGCATAAAATAACACGATTGGTTAGTGCATTATCGTCTTTTTGTGGCACTTCTTGACCGAGTATTATTACTGGGGCATTAACCTTTGATGTTTCAATATCGTTTGTGGTGGCCGATTTGCGCTTTTGTTTACCATTTGAGTCATAGGTGACGTCTTTAAGGCCTTGGAATTTGGCATCTGATATCATTTCATCATTATATTCCTCGTATATCTGAGGGACATCGCGAAATTTTTCAAGTATGGAAAAGAACGCTGCGTCAGTTCCTGAAGTCAAATTGAATGCTGGTGCTTCTGGGCGGATGAACAGTGAACGAATTGACACTGCTATCTGAGTCTTTCCTGATTCTGTCGGCCCGACAAAAAAGAGTGATGTGAAAGTTCTATTCATAAGTGGATGAATGTCAGATCGAAATGCACACATGATAGCAAAGATAATAGCCCATTTTCCATTATCGTTGATTTGGTAGACTTCGTTCATCAGTGACGCCCAGTGTTCGAAAGTGGTACGTTTTTTTGCTGGAGTATCGGTGTATGCGAGAAATCGTTCCTGTTCAAACTGATCGTTGTCTTTACGTCCCAGATTGATTTTTGAAAAGGCAGGTGAATAGAATAGGGTATCACCGTCGCGCATGAGACCGAGGTCATCACAAAATTCGAATTGCCATTCACCGTCTACCTGGTGCAAAATCGCATTTGAAAATAAAAAACATCCTTCTTCCTGTTGTCCATAGACTTTTATCTGTGTGCATGCCGGGAATTTGTGAGACATATAGGTCCAGATCCGATTGTAATCTACGGCTGTACCATTCTCGAAGTTGTATCCACCATCTAGGCATACGAGCTTCTTTTGTATCTCTGTGAGTTTGACAAAAGTTGTGGATGGCCATTCCACATACTTTGGCTTTTTGTCATATAGTGAGTTGAGACGTAGTATACGTCTGTTTTCCTCATCGTTAGTACTGTATACATGAAACAGAGGCTCCATGTAAAAGTCGCTTACACGGTGGTAAGATGTATTATCAGTTTTGAACATATAGGAAACCGGTATTCCGTCATTGTTTAGTAAAGGATAGAAGTTGAATCGATCTAGCATCTTTTTATATTCTTCGTTTTGCAGCACGTAGTCGGGAACATTACTTTCGTCGACATACATAAGATCGTTGAATATATCTCCGCGTTCGCGTTCTATCTTTCGTCGAGATTTGCGCTCGTTATTGAAAGGCTTTAAAACATCTTTTAGTGCGGTCGTTTTTAAATCGAGAATCTTTGCCCATGCTTCCATATTGATGGTCTGAATAGATTCGCGTGCGTATGATATCATGTCGGCGCAACGGGTGATATATTCATTCTTCACTTCTGGAGTAGGTGAGTCCTCTCTAATGCGGTCGCCGTACCAACTAATGTAAAAGAAGAGAAAACCAACAGGAACTTCAGAGTTATCCTTTACATCAACAGTGAGTCCGAATTTAAACATCTCTTTCATGAGCTTACAGTCCGAATTTTCACTTCGTCCATCACATTGCATGTCGGGGCTGTGAAGTATGACACGATCTGCTAGCTGCATTAGATTTTGAATTTCGCCTTGATTTGGAAGCCCATAATAGAAAAGCCATGGCTGCTTTTCGCCTATATTGGTTTGAAAGCGGTGAAAATCAGGTGTAAGGTGAATGGTCTTTTCTTCTTTTTCAATATACTCATTAATAAATTCAGTGCCGTAGAAACCCGGTTGAAAGTGCTCCGGTTCTTCTGGAGTCTGAATCGATCCTGTAAGTTGACTGAGCTGCTCGAGCGAGTAACCAGTGAAGCTATAGAGTTCCCCCATCAGCTTTTCCCGGATAATCGCTTCTTTCTCTGTCATGATGATGGCGAGTACCGTCTTGGTCTTTGCAAGTTTCTTATATTCGTCATCCGCCGCATCGAATAACGTATGTCCAAGAAATTCTATGTAAGAAGTCTCTTTCTCTTCAACCCATTTCGGAAAATTCAGACCCTTCAGTTTTGCCATATCATCTGGATCTTTTCCTGCAGGAAGAAGAACGCACTTTACGACGAATTCATCTTTTACAAATTTAGGAATCTTATCGATAGCACTTTTGATGCCTGCGTCATCTCCGTCAAGCATGAACACAACGTTTGAAGTGATATTATGAATGAGGCGGCGTTGGCGCTCATCGAATGCGCATCCACTTGAAGCGACCACGTTAGTAAGTCCGGATTGGAACGACTGCAACACGTCCATCTGTCCTTCGACAATATATACTTTGTCTTTCTGTATAATTGATTTTCTAGCCTGGTACAATCCATATAAGCATGATCCTTTTTTGAACAGGATTGTGTCTCCTGTATTTTTGTACTTTATATATGGTTTAGATTTGTCTGCAGGCCTTGGCCGGATATCCCGTCCGTCGAAACCTATTATATTACCTAGATGGTCATAAAAGGGAAAGATAATGCGATTATAAAAGAAATCATGCAATGTGTGCTGATCGTTCATGTATGAGACTCCACATGCGATTAGGTGTTTTGGATTATATCCTTTTTGCACCATTTTTGTGCTTAATTCATTTGACGAAAAAGCGAAGCCCAGTCCGAACTGTTCAACGATCGCAGGTTTAATATTTCGATCGGACAAGTATTCGTTTCCTTCTGGGCTTCGTTTTAAGTTCCAACAAAAAAGGTTGTGTGCTTCTTCAATGGCTATTCGTGCTGATTCTTTTTCCTGTTGTGATATGCGTTGTTCTTTTGTTAACTCAATATTAGGGACATCGATGCCATATTGTTTGCCGAGTTCGCGAACTGCTTCGGGGAAAGACATGCCATTGGCTTTTTGTAAATAGCTAATGACATTTCCACCTTCGCCACAACTGAAGCATTTATATATACCACGTGCTGGCGAAACCGTGAACGACGGTGTTTTCTCATTGTGAAAGGGGCACAAGCCGACGTAGTTTACCCCTTGTTTCTTAAGTGCCACGTCTTTCCCGATGACATTTACGATATCGGCAGCTCCTAGGATCCTATCTATAGTATCTTGAGGTATTTGACTCATGATTATTCAAATAAAGGTAATTGTAATGCATCGAAGAATTTAAGAGCGTCGTTAACATCGTAGTTGATTGCTTTGACTACATGCTTTACTTCTTCTTCAGATGGTTGACTATATCCAAAGGCTAATTCTGCCCATCGTTTTTGGGATATTCCTGTGCGGTCGAAAAAAGCTCGATTTGGGTGAAACAGTTCAATATCACCGAATTTGATTTCAAGGATCTTTCTCATGATTGGATTTTTGCACTGCGTTTTCATAGGAATATAATGGCGATAGCAGTACAGATAGATCGCTTTTGCAGATTTACCTAACCGAGGAGCTAATGTTTTTATATGGGTCCCTTTTGTTAGTTCTTCCCGGAGCAGCTTGTCTTGAGCTGCAGTCCACATTTCACCGGCTGGCATGATTATTCCCCTTATTAATGATTGATCTTGGTTGTTGGCCAACAATTGAACGAAGTGCATAAATAATAGCCGTGAATGGGTTATAAGAAGTAATTTTCACGGTTCCCGTACCAGACTCCGGGCAGTTTTGTATTTCTTCAATTTCAGTTGGGATAACGATTGGGTTTTTTGTGTAATGATCGAGCTTCTCAATAAGGGAGGGAAAGGATGAGGGGCAGAAATTGCAGTAAAGGGAAAAACTCTTTTCTGACAATTGATAGATGGTAACACTTTGCATTGTACTGTTCATTACAGTGATTTTCTGTTCGAATGCGTCTATTAATTTTTGATCCATGATTTTTTTGTATTTAGTTTTCTAATTTTTCTCTGATTCTAACTTCGGTTTCGCAACGATGACTGGAACGGCTTCGGCGAAATATTTGGTGTTCTGGTTGTGTGAAGATTGAAAAAAGGAATAACGCTAAAAAACACCTGGCAATGAAACGACGTGCGGGTTCACATTGCGATAGATGGAGCCCGAATCTTTTGCAGTAGCAGTATTTTGATAGCTCTGTGGATTTCTGTATTTCTAACTTTTCATATATGCGTTTCATGATAACTTTTACTGTCTCAAATGAAATATTAAGCGCATCAGCTGTTTCTTTTATAGAATAACCGAATCCGATAAATTCTGCGACATCCGTTTCCCTAGGGGTCAGTTTAGCATCGAGTTTCATTATTCACAAGGAGTTATTTTCCAAATCTCATTACTCATCACTCCATGTTCTCCTAGTATCTTTGATATTTGTTGATACACATGATGTGGCATATCTCTATACGATCTTTTTTTTCTACTGAATTCCGATTCGGCAGAACAGCCAAGGTAGCTATAAAGAGCCTCTTTAACTGCTTTAGCATCTTCAACCTTTAATTTTTTCATGCCGGATGCAAACGAATAACGAAAATGTGGTATTGCCATAATTGATTGATTTTATTAACTTTGTTGCATTGAATTATTAAATACTTTGCAAACGTAATTAATATTTTAGTTATAAGCAAGCATTAGGAGTAATATTTTAATCATTTAATTAAAATTTTCACCATGAAGGAAAGAATGACGCAGTTAGCTGCTGCTCTCAATTTAAGTATGAGGGGGTTTTCGATGGCAATTGGTATGTCACCGGGATGGGGTACTACAATGTCTGGGAAGGGTATAGGTAGCGATGTGCTTGCTAAAATTTTAGCAAGGTTTCCAGAAGTGAACCCAACTTGGTTAATAACAGGAGAAGGAGAAATATTCCAACTTGAGTCTGAAGATGTAGGAGATTCGATGCTTAACTCAGAGAATTATTATCGTAAATTGTGTATCTCTCTTGCGAAAGATAATGATGATCTGCGTGTTGAGAATGCAAAGCTTCGGCAAGATCTTTATGATGCGATCGACAAATACAAAAAAATCACGATGGAGAATATTGCTCTTATGGAGAAGCATAGTGCGAATGATTAATATTAAAAAATATTTAATTTCTATTTTTTATTTGTTTTCGTCTCGGACGGATTTCGGACGAAAGTAGTATTATTAACTCTTTTTCGAAATTGTATGTGGCTGATTTTTAGGTGTGAATCATGCTTTGATGTTTTGTTGCACGTCAAGTCTCCGCAACTATATAGGGCGTAAATAACTAAAATAAAGTTGTTTACGCTTCTTTATTTAAAGCAAGTCGGACAAATTTCGGACAAAATATTTTAATTGTTCTATTCTCTTTCTCTCTAACTAATCGAATCTTGTTTTATTTATTTTTGTTGTGTCCCAGCAATGAGATTGTTTGCTCTTGTAATTTATACGTTTAGAACTTTTAGAAGGCAAAAGACGGCTGCCATTCCCTATAGCTGGACACTCATATATCTATGCTAAGGCACAAAAATGAAAGGAAAGGCAGCCGTCATAAATTAAGGTATAAGAGAACCTTAGACTATGTTTTAAACTGTAACAATACTCCATATGATCTTTGCGGTGTATTTAT